GTGTCCCCTTACTGAGGTGAAACATGGCTGATACAACAACCACCAATTTGAGTTTGACGAAGCCTGAAGTTGGTGCGTCAACGGATACATGGGGCAACAAACTCAATACGAACCTTGACTCGATTGATGCCATCTTTTCGGCATCCGGCACAAGCGTTTCGATGAACGTTGGAAGCGGAAAGACGCTTACGCTTGGCGGGAATATGACCGGATCAGGCACTATCAACGGCGTGTCCATAGGACAGAGCGTTGCGGGTGCGGGATCGTTTACGACACTATCGTCATCAGGCAACACGACGTTCACTAACGCGCCCGTGCTGTCATCCTTAACCGCTTCTCAAGCCGTATTCACCACTGCGGGTAAGGCACTGACAAGCAACGCCATTACGGGTACGGGTAACGTGGTGATGTCGGCTTCACCGACACTGACGGGAACGATTAGCGCAGCAGCGGCTACGCTATCGGGCAACCTGACCCTTTCCGGCGGCACTGCCAACGGCGTGTTGTATCTGGATGGCAGCAAGGTAGCGACGAGTGGTAGTGCGCTGACGTTTGATGGGACGAATTTGGGGGTTGGAACCTCAAGCCCCGCAAGCCTTACTGGCGGCGCTTCTACAGGTGTAGCTTTCAACGGTTCCAGCAGCGTAGAGCTTGACCTTGCAACGGCGGGCGTGCGCCGTGGGTATTTCTATGCAGACAGTAACGCCGCTGAAATCGGAACAGTCACCGGCAGTATTCCCATCAAATTTGCAATCGGTTTGTCCGAAGCCATGCGCCTGACCAGCACAAGTCTCTACACGGCTAGCGGTATCAACGTGGGGATTGGGACGAGTTCGCCTGCTTATAAGTTGCATGTTCAAAACAGCGCGGCAAACACAGACACGTTTGTTGGTCAATCTTCGACTGTCGGCCTGTTTACCCAGTGGCGATACAACGCAACAGCGGCGAACGCCTATGGCGAAATATCTACATACGGTGGCAGCAACTCTGTTTACATCCAAGCGCAGGGGGGCGGCGGTAACACCATCCTAAACTTGCAGTCCGGCAACCTCGGGATTGGGACGAGTTCGCCGGGTGTGAAGTTGGATGTTGCTGGTCAAGGCCGTTTCCTCTCAAACACACAAGACCAACTTACTGTCGGCACTACTTCTACGGGAGCAGGGGCTTCATTGACTGTTACGGCTGGCAGCGGAACAACCTCATCTAAATACGCCTACATTAATTTCGTTAACAGTCAAACGTCTTCAAAGACTTATCGAATCGGCACTTATGGTGAGGACAACTTTGTAATTGTTGACGGAAGCACTGAACGGTTAAAACTCGACTCCTCCGGCAACCTCGGTCTGGGGGTTACGCCGAGTGCTTGGAATTCAAACTACAAAGCATTACAAATCAGTACGGGTGGGTCTTTATCTGCTGCTGTGAGCCAGTCCAGTCTGGTTGATCTTGGTGGTAACTTTTATCAAGATAGCGGAGGCACAGAGCGTTATATTGCGTCTTCAACAGCAAACAAATATCGACAATATGCAGGCGCACATTCTTGGTACACCGCCCCCTCCGGCACAGCAGGCAACGCTATTAGCTTCACGCAGGCGATGACGCTGGGGAGTGACGGGAATTTGCTTCTCGGCACCACTTCAGCGTCAGACTTCAGAATGTCTTCTGCTGGCCACGTTACGTTTGTAAACACTAACTACAACACAGACGGATCAAGTGACGCTAAACGTGCTGGCGTGGGCTGGGCTTCTAGTGCAAACGGACAAGCGGTTCTTTCGTCGTTAATCACTTCTGAAAATGATGGAAATTATGGCGCAAATATTCTTTTCTTTAATAGAAGCACTGGTGGCGGTAATTTAAACGAACGCGCCCGCATCACCAGCGGGGGGGAGTTTTTGGTTGGAACTAATACCGCCAGCCTTACCGGCGGCGGTGTTCGACTAAAAACTAACAATGGAAATTTAGGTGAAATTGCATTAGCGAACAATTCAGGGTCGGCAGATTATGTCGCTAGGTTTCTCTGGGGTTCTTCTCCAACATTGGTTGGCAACATCACGGTTGACGCTACTTCTACTGCGTATAACACCTCATCCGATTACCGCCTTAAAGACAACCCGCAGCCTCTGACTAATTCTGGCGCGTTTATTGACGCGCTCAAGCCTAAGACTTGGGATTGGAAATCGGACGGATCGAAAGGCGTTGGCTTTATTGCTCACGAAGTTCAAGAAGTTTCGCCACGCACTGTTTTTGGAACCAAAGACGCTGTAGACGCAGATGGTAAGCCTGTCATGCAAGCGATGGAATACGGTTCTGCCGAGTTCATCGCCAACATCGTTGCTGAATTGCAATCCCTGCGACAGCGTGTCTCTCAACTTGAAGGAACCCAACCATGACTACGTTGACACAAGAAGAGGCGCATCGCCTGTTTGAGTACAGGGATGGTGTTCTGTACTGGAAAGAGCGTCCTAAATGCAGCCGCAAACCAAAAGGGGACATGGAAGCTGGAACTGTATCGGGCCATGGATATAAAAAACTTAAGGTTAAGAAAAAATGCTTCTATGTTCATCAGGTGATATTTTTACTTCAGCACGGGTTTATCCCAGAGCTTATTGACCATATTGATGGCAATACAAACAACAACAAGATTGAAAACTTACGAGCATCAAACAAGTCATTAAACGCCTGCAATTCAAAGCCTAGGGTAGATAATACTTCGGGGCATAAAGGCGTGACTTGGGGTAAGGTTTGTAAGAAATGGATGGCAAGGGTACAGGTTAATGGGCGTGGTATACACCTTGGAGTTTTTGAAGATTTTGAACTTGCCTGCTTTGTAGCCGACGAAGCTAGGCGTTTATTTCATGGCAGTCACGCAAGACTGTAAAGGAGTTTTAGATGGCTACAACATTTACTTGGTCAGTAACCCAAATGGATTGTTATCCAGAATATGATGGCAAACAAGATTTTGTTTTTGTTTGTCATTGGACCTGCAACGGCACTGATGGCACTTACAACGCCTCGGTCTATTCAACTTGCTCACTACCCGTGGCGCAGGGAACGAGCTTCATACCCTACCAAGACCTCACTTTAGAGACTGTGCTTGGCTGGATTTGGGCTAACGGTGTCGATAAAGCTGCAACCGAGGCGGCAGTGCAGACGCAGATCGACAACCAGATCAATCCTCCAATCATTACTCCGACACTTCCTTGGGAGGCTTAAAGATGAAGTCATTTACGTTTACGCTTGATGCGCAGCACGCGCAAATGCTGATCAACATTGTTGGAAGTATGCCAACGCACTCTGGCGCATATCCACTTTTTGAATTGCTTAAAAGTCAAGCTGAATCGCAACTTCAAGAACATCAAGGTGAAGGGCATGACACCAACTGATAACGCAATGGCAAAAATTGAAACGCACGAAGCGGTTTGCGAAGAACGTTATGGGCAAATCAATGCAAGGCTTAAGCGATTGGAGATGGTGGTTATGACTACCGCCGGAACAATCATTATTTTATTGCTTAACTTGGTATTGAAGATCAAGTAAATGATGACGCTCTTATCCACGCTCCTGTCATTCTTAGCAGGGGGCGTTCCCAAGTTGCTGGACCTTTGGCAGGATTCCAAAGATAAGGCGCATGAGTTGGAACTTGCCCGTATGCAAAATGAGCGTGAGCGTGAGTTAGCCGCCATGGGATTGCTAGCGCAACAACGCATCGAGGAAATACATACCGAGCAAGTTGCCATGCAAACCCAAGCCGAGGAAATGAAAGCGCTATACGCGCATGACGTTGCTATTGGCGAAGGAACGAGCCAGTGGGTCAAAAACGCCAGAGCGTTAGTGCGCCCTGTGCTGACTTATGGCATGTTCATGCTCTTGGTATTCGTTGAGATTGGCGGATTCTGGTACGCGTGGACAACGAATGTGCCATTCGATTTGATGCTCGACCAATTATGGGATGACGACACGCAACAGATTTGGGCCGCGATTGTGGCCTTTCACTTTGGGTCACGAGCCTTTGCGAAATGATCAGCCCGCTTGCCCTCCAAATGATCAAGCATCACGAAGGTGTGCGCGTGCGGCCTTATCGCTGTCCGGCGTTGCTTTGGACCGTGGGTGTGGGCCATGTCATTGACCCATCGCACATCAACGTCAAGATCGAAGAGCGTAAAGCATTACCCATCCCACCGGGTTGGGATCGCACATTATCTATGGCGGAAGTTGACGAGATACTTACAAAGGACTTACGCCGCTTTGAGGCTGGCGTATTACGATTGTGTCCTGCTGGTCTTACTCAGTCTCGCCTTGATGCACTCACATCATTTTCGTTTAATGTGGGATTAGGCAACCTCCAGCGATCAACGTTGAGAATGCGCCATAATCGTGGCGACTATACGGGCGCGGCACTTGCCTTTAGAATGTGGACTAAAGCGGCAGGGAAAGAGTTGCCGGGCCTGGTCAAACGCCGCCGCGATGAAATGGCCCTCTACATGAGCAACTAATCATGCCACTTGTTCCCATCAAATTGCCGCCAGGCATTTATAGAAACGGTACAGAGTACCAATCGCAAGGGCGATGGTATGACGCCAATCTTGTGCGCTGGTTTGAAGGCACATTGCGCCCGATGGGAGGATGGCGTAAATGGTCAAACAATCAAGTGTCGGGTGTGCCGCGTGGCATGTATGCGTGGCGTGATAACTCATCAAACGTTTGGCTAGCCGTTGGTAGTGCCTCCAAACTATACGTTTATCAGGGTGATGGCGATTACGCAGACATTACACCGACAAGCTTTAGCGCCGGACGTACTGACGCAACGGGTTCAATTGGTTATGGAAATGGTGACTATGGCGAGCAAGCTTATGGCGTTGCACGCATCCCATCAAGCAATTCTGGTGTATTGCCAGCCACCACTTGGTCGATGGACAATTGGGGCCAATATCTTGTGGCGTGCTCCGATTATGACGGCAAGCTTTACGAGTGGCAGTTAGACTTTGCAACGCCAACCGATGCAGCGGCGATTACTAACGCGCCAACAAGTTGCAAAGGATTGGTGGTTAGCGAAGAGCGCTTTTTATTTGCCCTTGGCGCTGACGGCGATCCGCGAAAGGTTGCTTGGTCCGATCAAGAGGACAACACAACGTGGACCGCCGCAGCTAATAATCAAGCGGGTGACTTTATTCTTTCAACGCCAGGCTCGATCATTTGCGGGCGCCGCGTGCGCGGTGGGTTGTTGATCCTTACTGATGTGGATGCCCACTTGGCGCAGTACCAGGGGCCGCCATATGTTTATGGTTTTGAAAAGGTTGGCACAGGGTGTGGCGCTGTGGGCGTGTTGAGTATTGCCGCCGCTGATACGTTTGCCGTTTGGATGGGTTCGTCAGGCTTTTGGCTATACGATGGTTATGTGAAGCCATTGTCATCCGATGTGTCTGACTATGTGTTTCGGAATATGAATCGAGGCCAGATTAGCAAGGTCAACGCCGTTCATAATTCAAAGTTTGCAGAAATCGTTTGGTTTTACCCGTCATCCGAAAGCAACGAAATTGACAGTTATGTGGTGTGGAATTATCGAGAAAATCACTGGACGATTGGAAACTTAGGAAGAACAGTTGGAACCGGCCAGGGCGTGTTTACATCGCCACTGATGTGCTCATCCGATGGGTACGTTTACGAGCATGAGGCCGGTTGGGACTATGATGGCAGTACGCCATACGCTGAATCGGGTCCGTATCAAATTGGTATGGGTGACAATTTGCTTGTGGCTGATCAACTCATCCCTGATGACTTAACGCTTGGCGATGTAACGGCAACGTTCAAAACGCGTTTGTATCCTACGGCCACCGAAACAACGCATGGCCCATATTCGTTAGCCAATCCCACGTCAGTGCGCCTACAGGGCAGGCAAGTGAAGGTTCGCGTCAATGGGAACAACAACACCGATTGGCGTGTCGGCATCATGCGTTTCAACGCCAAGCAAGGTGGTAAACGATGAAACTGCCGCGTCCTGGCGTTGATTATGACCAGATCGAAGAGCAATCGTTTCGGCGTGCTTTGGAGCTGGCTGACACGATCAATCGCAAAAAGAACGCCAACATCGAAATGGGTCAGGATGAACTGATCATCATTCGTTCGCCCAATGGCACCCGTTACTCATTGGCGGTATCAAACATTGGCGTATTAAGCGCCACCACCATGTAAGGAATTGCCATGGCTATCATTAAAGTTGGCGGCATTGAATGGGACACAACAAAAGACCTTGATGTTAAACAAGGCTATGTTGCCAAATTACTTGAAAAATACACGCCATCACAGGTTAGGTCTTTAATCATTGCGAATGATCCTGGTTATGAGTCATGGCGTACAAATGAAGATCAAATTTTTGACTTGCTTGGCATTCCAATTGAACAGCCAGAACCAGTTGCGCAAGCGCAAAATGATGAACAGCCTGTTTACTATCAAGACCAAGGACTTCTTGAAACTGGTGCGCCTGGTGAAGAACAGCCTAGCCAGCCAGCGCGTTTAACGGCTATACAAGAACTTGTTCAGTCCGCAAAAAGGTTTGTCCCTACCGAACAGGGTTATGACGTTACTTATGACCCAATTAAGATTGGCGGCAAAGAATACTTAGTTCTCAATGAAAACACCATTGTTAGAAAGGCCGATAGTCAGTCAGGCGTGCCTAGCGGTGAAGTTCGTTATGAATACATTGATCCGCAAACATCGCAGATTACATCAAGCGTTCAAAAACCATCGTCATTAACAAATCTTGCAAGAATTGGCGGGCAGCTTTTAACCACTTACGTTTTAGGGCAGTTAGGGTCAGGGTTGATGCAGGCGTTTACGCCATCTGTTATGACAGGCGGGCCTATATCCACAACAGGACTTTCCGCCACAGAAGCAGCAACGCTCATTGACTCTGTACAAACTGAAGCCATTCGTGCCGCTCAAGCGGCGGGAATTAGCGATCCAAACATTTTGGCGCAAGCGGCAGATGTTGCCAAAGGCTTAATCGGAACTGGTTTAACAGGCAGCGACATTATTTCGTCAGCGGTTGATACTGCAAAGGCCACAGCAGCAACTGGCGCCGTAAGTGCGGCAGGAAACATTATTGGTGGCGGCGGACAGATAACGTCAGGAGTTTCATCGTCAACGCCAATTGTTGCTGGTGGTGGCTTGGCATCAACGGCTGGTGCCGTGACTTCAAACCTTCCTGCGGCAACAGCAACGAGCGGATTGCAACAAGGATTAACGCCACAGCAATTTGATCAATTTTTACAATCAAATTTATCTGAACTTGAAAAGTCTGTGGTTGATCGCATTAGCGAAGCGTCAGGACTTACGCAAGAAAATGTATTAAACGCAATTAGCAGTTCAGGCGGAAGTTTGGTTGGTGCTATCAATTCGCTTGGTCTTGATGTTACCAGCACGCTTGGCGATTTGATGGGTAGGTTTTCTGATTTTGGCGATGTTGTTTCAACAGGCTTAAATCAGAGTCAAAACGCCATAATCAATACAATTGGTCAAAACATCAACTCCAAGTTTGAAGGTCTTGGCGGTTTGCTTACAGGAGGTTTTGAAAGCCTTGGACAGGGTTTGCAAAACGTTGGCGGGTTATTGACAAGCGGATTTGAGAACTTATCAGGACTTTTCAAAGAGTACCCATCATTGCTTACAACGGCTTTGGTTGCGGCTGGAACAAAATTGCTTGATCAGTCTAGAGATGGTCAGCAAGAAGTTGCTCCTTTTGAATTTGATCCAGGAAAAGGTTTAAGTTACACGCAGCGAAGCGCCGTTGCCCCAGTATCGCCATTGCAATATGGCTATGGGCCAGAGCAGGGTTTGCTTACAGGCATCAGGCAACCGTCTAACGTTGCAGGAACGCAAGCGGCAAATCTTGCCGCCATGCAAGCCGCAGCACCAACCGCAGGCTTATTGGCGGCTAACCAAGCCGTAATGGATCAAACCCGCCAAGTATCAACAAAATCAGCGTTGGATAAGGCTGCGTTTTACAACAATTTGCGCGGCCAGGGTTACAGCGATCAGCAAATCCAAAACCTTGTTGGCGCATCGATTGGCTATCAAACGCCACAAGATTTCAACTATCTTCGCCAACTCGGCCAAACCGTACAGATGGCGCCGCAACTCCAGCAACGAACCGCCGAAGGCAAAGCGTCTTACTTCAATGATTTGCTCAATAGCGGTTTGAATTACGATCAAGCATTGAGCGTGATCAACACGGGCGTTGGGCAGCAAAACAATCAAGACTTGCTAGAACTTGGCAGATTAGCATCTGCCCAACGCGCACAACCGATGGCAATGCTAGGCACTGCGCCAGGCGCGTTTAGCCAAGGCTTATTGGCTGGCGGATTCCCATCAGTGGCCGGGCAAACCTTATTGGGGTTTGGCGCAACGTGAATGATTTAGCGCACTGGGATCGATGCTCGCCATACCTTGAGGCGGCGTTGCGCTTTAGCCATGGAACGCATACCATTGAAGACATACGCAAAGCGGTAATTGACAAGGCGATGCAATTCTGGCCTGGTCAGCAGTCCGCAGTCATCACTGAAGTCCACGTTTACCCGCAAAAGAAATGCCTCCATTACTTTCTGGCTGGCGGCAAACTGGAAGAACTCTCAGCAATGCGTCCAATCATTGAAGTTTGGGCGCGTCAAATTCAATGCACTCACATAACGTTAGCTGGAAGGCGTGGTTGGTTGCGTACGTTTTTAGCTGATGAAGGTTACAAAGAACGATGGACGGTTATGTCCAAGGAGCTACTATCATGAGTAAAGGCGGATCGGGCGGAACGCAAGTTGTAAGGACCGAAGCGGACCCTCAGTTAAAACAACTTGCCATGCAAAACTATGAGTTTGCGCAACAAGTTGCTGGTCAACCTTACACACCGTATGAAGGTGCGCGTCTTGCAGCACCAACTGCCGCCACAACCATGGGATTGCAGCAATTAGCGCAAGCCGGTCAGGTTGGGCCTGGTACGTCAACGGTTGATTACGCAACATCATTGGCGATGCAGCCAACAGGTATTGCGCAAAACATTGGGCAATTTGCCAATCCGTTCCAAACGCAAGTGATCAACACGGCGTTGCAAAACATTGAGATGCAACGCCAACAGCAACAACTTGGCAATCAAGCCGCCGCCACTCGCGCCCGTGCCTTTGGCGGATCGCGCCAGGGCGTGCAAGAAGCGTTAACCAATCAAGCAGCACTCATGGCCGCAGGCCAAACGGCTGGCAATTTGGCTTACCAGGGTTTTGGTCAAGCCGCGCAACTTGC